TTTGGTGCTGCCATAATTTACTCCTTTTATCCGAAAACAATTGCCATTGCAATAGCTTTTCCTGTTGTAATTCCGCTTGATATAGTGCTAAAACTCAAGGCTCCTGATCCATCAGTAGTTAATGCCTGACCACTTGAACCATCAGCTGTTGGTAAAGTAAAGGTTGTGCTTGAAGAAACTGTAGTACCAGCTTTTAAACCAATATATTGACCACCACTTGAATCTTCAAACCTAACTTCATTTTGATTAACTAAATTAATACCAGAAGAGTTACTTAAAATATCTTCTATATTTGGATTAGTTCCATCATCAGCTTTTGCAAATAAAATTTTAGTTCCTTTATCCGTTGTTGAAAAAGTGACACTATTTCCAGAACCACTGACATATTTAAATTGAACAGTGTAAGCACCTGAAGTTGAATTTTTTATAATATAAAAAGTTTGAACATCTAATGGAATTGTTACAATTTGATTTCCTGTAATCGTACCTGTAAACTCAATCATTCTATGTGCAAGTTCTGCACCTGTTGATCCATCTGATACTGCTAAAGCAGTAGTTTGTGCACCGCCAGCAATTGACTTTTGAATAAATCCACCAGAGATTTGTTCTATAATATTTAAATTGGTATTAGTTTTTGTTCCCCATGTACCAGCGTTTTCGCCAGTTGCCATTAGTTCAACACCAAGAGGTGTGTAAGTTGATGCCATATTTTATCTCCTATGCGACGTCACTATAACTTGTATTTGATCCAGTTGCAACATTTGAATACGATGTATTCGAACCTGTTGAAACCCCACTATAAGATGTATTTGATCCAGTTGCAACATTTGAATACGATGTATTCGAACCTGTTGAAACCCCACTATAAGATGTATTTGAACCAGTGTCAACATCCTCGTAATGTATGATAAATGGAGTAGTTACAGAGGCTGTCATAGATAGCCCTGTTAGCCCCATAACTTGGTCTTTAGGATCTATGGTTCCAACATTAGAACTAAAAGATACACCTGTTAGACCCATTACTTGATCTGAAGGATCAATAGTTCCAACAGAAGTTGTGGAAGCAATACCTGTTATTGGCACAGCTACAGAACCAATTCCTTGAATGATACCTATACTAGATTCTATTTCAAAACCCGTTAAAGCAGCTGCATCGTTAGGTACGACTATGCTTCCTAAAGTGCTTGTTGCAGATAAACCTGTTGGTTCAACAATAGTTACAGTTTCAATAGTAGGTGTTCCAAGAGAAGATGTAATTGCATTTCCTGTTACAGATACATCTTCATTAGGTGCGACTGCAGTACCTTGAGCTGATGTAATTTGTTGACCTGTTAAACTAACGCTTTGATCATTAGGATCAAGTACACCAACAGCTGAAGCTACTTCTTGACCTGTAATACTTGGTGTTACAGAAATTTCTATTGTTAAACTATCAACAGAAGAAGTAGATTGTTGACCTGTTGGACTAACTGTTACATCTACTACATTTGTTATTGAGCCTAAGGAAGAGGTTGCAGCTATTCCCGTTGGTTCTACGTCAGCAGAAATGTTAAATGTAACTGAAGGATTTAATGTAGAACTAATCTGTAGTCCAGTAAGACTAACTACCTCACCAGAAAGATCTCCCCATGAACTAGTGCCATAAGGTTTAGCACCCCAACCTGTACCTAAAGCAGTATCTTCACCCCAGTAGGCTTGGCCCCAGGTAAGTCTACCCCATCCAGACATGGGTTACTCCTATGCTAATCTTATGATTGCGTTACTTGCGTCTGCTGTTGGAAATTGAATTTGAAAAGTTCCGTTAGTTGCAGTTTTATCAGAACCAAAAGCAATTGCACAAACTGCTTTATCAGACTGAGAAGAATTATAAATTAAACAACCATTCGCTGTAAAAGAAGCTGATGTCCAACTTGTGTCTGCAAAATCACAAACAGCTGTTGAAGAATCTAAAACAGGAGTTACACTTGTTAGTGTGTTTCCACCAGCACTATATGCTGATCCTGATGTATTAGTGATTTCGTTTGTAGTACTATAAGCAGTTGTTCCTGCTCCTAAAGTTGCTGAACTTGTAAACAACGCAAGTTTAAATGTATCACCTGTAGACGCAGTAAAATTGTGAGTTCCAACTAAAATTTCTTGTTTGAAACTGTTACAAATTGCCGATGTTATTGCCATAATTTATCTCCTATTAAGGTGACGGTGAAGGAATTGGAATACGAACAGTACCATCTGTGTAATCGTCCCTTTTACGTCTACCAAGTTGCTCTGCAGCAAACTTATCTATCTCTTGTTTATACTTATTTTCGTACAGTGTCAACATATCGATTGGACCTTTTAAAAATCCATACGCCTCTACTAAACAGGCATATAATAAACCATTGCCAAAATATTGACTAATATAAGTCGTTGTATTTGAGCTCGATAATCCTGTTGGAATAGCCTCATAGTGAATTTTAAAAACGTATGTAGTATCTGGTGCAGGAGCTAATAATAATGTCCCTGAAGTGGTATCACTGACTCCAGTTGCACCACCAAACATGGCATAATATTTAGGTTGAGCTCTAGATGAAGTTTCTGTTGATGGCACATATTCTTGTAAGTAAGACTCATCTTTCTTTTCTAACCATCTATTTGCACCTGTAGATGCAGAAGTAGAATCATATACTTGTACTCCTTTTACAAATAAAGTTTTTGCAGGAACGTTAATAGTATTTTGTCCTGTAACTAAATTTCCAGTTGATTGTTTTTTATACGCATCTATTGGAACATCTCTTAAAATTCTAAGTTCAGCATTTTCTATAAATTGATCTGTAATTGTAGAAGTTAAAACATTTGTATCAACTTCTGTGTAATCTGAAATTGCTGTTGTCAAAGTTGCGTATGTAAATCCTGCCATTATGGTGTTAATGTTACTGGACCAGCGGTCACAAACATTCCTCCTGCTTTTTCTGTGACAGTTGGTGTTGCACCTAAAGTGAAACTATAACTGTCTGAATTAATTTTAGTTATACTATATCCTGATGAATTTTCAAATACTGTGTAAGCAACTCCTCCTGGAGACCCATCTACATTTCTAAACCTAACTGTATCTGATGTGCTTCTACCATGATTTGGTTCAGTTACAGTCACTGTTGCTGATGCAGATATTAAAGAAAAAGGATTACCAGGCAATAAATTCTGTGTTGCAGGTTCTGTTCTAGCTGGTCTTGCATTATATAAACCTTGAGCATCTGCACCTTGATTTTTAGGTTGTAATTGTGGTTGTTTAGCCTCGAATTCTGAAACATGCACCAAGGAACCATTCCATTCTCTTACCATTTCTTGATATGGAAATTCCATACCCGATCTATCTGATATGGCTTTTGCGTATTTTCCTTTTGATAAATTAGACATTTGGATAATAAGTTTTTGGTGTTATGAAAGAACTAGATGAAGAGCCATCTTCTTGTAAAGCTCTATTTAATTCATCTTCGTATAATAATTTCATTTGTTGAACTAATTGTGGATTAAATTTTTGAGCTAAATAAAAAGCTAATCCTGAAACCATACATGGTACAAATCTATATGGAACATCTGTAGCATTAGTGTAATTTCCTACATCTTGTATTCTTTTAACATAATAATAATTAATTTTTTCACCAGCTTCTGAAGTACCTGGAGTTAAATATAAAGTGATAGTTACTCTATCAATAAGTCTTTGAACAAAATATTGAGTAGGTTGTCCATTTGAAGTTTTATTCGAAAGAGATTGGTATTCTGATCTATTTATTTTTGTAAGAGGAAAATCTATATTATCAGAGTTTCTATAAGAAGCTTCTAACACATCATCAACACCATAAACAGCTGTTGCGTCTGATGTACCATCAGCTGTTGATCTAAACATTGTATATGTTGCTTGGTTGTTTACTAACGTAATTGAATTGTTTGCAACTTCCCAATAATGCAGGCCTCTATTAGCCCACTCTTGAAACATTATATTAAGAGAACGTCTTGCAGTACGTAACTGATTTCCAGATACGCCTTGCATACCTATTCTTTCATAAGACTCTTCTATTATTTCATCTATAGCAAAAGTCTTATCAAAAGTTGCAGTTCCCGAGGTAGTGTTAGCCATTTAACCTCCTACTTATCTATAATAACAGTTACAGTAGCATTTGATATGGCGGAAATTGTCATTCCACCTTCAAATAAAATTCCATCTTCTGCAAGATTATAAGCAAACACATCTCCTGCTGGTACATCTACTTGAAACTGTGTTACTGAGTTTCCATCTTGTAATGTAACTGAACCTGCAGAACCAGATGATGCTAAGATAATTCCTCTTAATCTTGTTCTTCCTGCGAATACAGAACCTGTTCCTGTTTTTCTAACTGCTTTTACGTCTGACTTCATTAGCCTGTGTATCCTATTGTTACGGAGTCTG